TAGCCGGCGAAGTTATAGACGCAGCCAGGGAGGCGCTACTCGATGAAATCCTAAATTTTATCAAGAGCCAGGTAAGCCGTTACAAAGTGCTGAGCCTGATGAGGAACCAGGCCAGGGTGGCACTAGAGGAAAGCTACGCGGAAATAGCAAACCAATTGACGGGTACAGATTATCAATTGAATGCGCAGGGGAAATCGGAATAGACCCAACTGACCTGACGCTGGGCGAGCTGCTGCTGATGGTAGGCAGTAGGCGCAAAGCAGAATGGGCCAGGGCGGGTACAATAGCCGCAGCAGTGTACAACGTACACAAACGCAAAGGCGGCAAAACAATTAAGCCGAGCGATTTTTACAAGCCGCTAGGCGAATCAAATGTGAGCTGGAAACAGGCAGTAGAGCAGTTTAAGAAAAGGAAACCAAAGCAATGAGTCAGGCCGAAGTAAAGACAGTGACAGACATTTTGCCCTATGTGCCAAGCAGCGCAGCGGCAGCGGGTGACGTAGCCCGAGTTGGAGGTATTTTAGGCGTAGTAGCAACCGACCTCGCAGCCAGTGAGCGAGGATCGCTAGTAGTCAATGGCACAGTCAAGCTGCCTAAGATTACCGGCGCGATTACCCGCGGCGCTAAGGTATTCTGGAACCCTACCGGCGATCCAGTCAGCGGCACAGCCGGCAGCGGCGCGGCGACCGTAACGGAAACCTCCGGCAGTTTTGTCGGCTACTGTGTGGAAAGCGTAGTGAGCGGCGACGCGTCTGTAGTGGTCTATTTGACCGGCTCAGGCGAACAGGGCGTACAGCAAAAGCGCTTCCGAGTCACAACCGCCCAGGTTAACGCAGGGTTTACCTTGTTGCCAGCGATTGCAGGGGTTCAGTATCAGCTAACAGACCTGGCCCTTATTGCGATTGGCGGCAACGCACAAACTGCAACCGGCGTTATGGTACGCGGCACCCAGTCGGCCAGCGTGGTTAAGCTCATGGACGCCAAGGTAGCTGGACTTACCCAGTCTACGCTGTTGCGAATCGGAACGGCCACCAACGGCCTAATCCTGGCCGATGGCGCATCATTTGTGCCAAACGACGCCAACACGGCTATCACCATTATCAAAGATGGTAGCGACCTGGCGACCGCAACGCATATTGACGTACTAATCAGCTACAAGACGGTAATCAGCTAACGCGGGGCCGCTATGGCATCCAAGCAAGGCATTGAGGCAGGGGGCGCATTTGTTCGCATTTTCGCGGACGACTCGCCCTTGCGCCGAACACTAAAGCAAGCAGCAGACCGACTGAAAGCGTTTGCTAAGCCGTTAATAGGCGCTTCCAAGTTAATTGGCGGCGCCCTATTGGCGTCTGGTGCCGCAGCTGCTGCTGCTACTCGCAGTTTCGCAAACTATGGCGATGAGGTCGGTGACGCAGCCGCGCGAACAGGATTAACGACAGAGGCATTGTCTGAGCTTGGTTACGCGGCCAAGCTATCAGGCAGCGACCTCGGTACGCTAGAAAAGGGATTTCGGACGTTCACTAAGGCGCTGGTGTCTGGCGGCAACGTCCAGGCACTAAAGCAACTGGGCCTAGACCCTGAAACGCTAAAGCAGCAATCGCCTGACCGACAACTGGAGGCTATCTTTGCCGCGTTCCAGAAAATAACCAACCCGACGCAGCGGGCAGCCCTAGCGATGCAGGTATTTGGCAAGGCTGGCGCGGATATGATACCGCTATTGTCTGCCAGTGGCGAAGAAATGGCAGCCATGCGGCAGGAAGCCAAAAAGTTTGGCGTAAGCCTATCAGCCGAGCAGGTAGCAGCAGCCGCGAATTTTAACGATGCTATCGACAAAATGGGCATGGCCCTACAGGGCGTGGCTAATTTGATTGGTGGCGCATTAGCCCCGATTTTAACTTACCTCACAGACGCTGTGCTAATAGCCGGCCAGGCGTTTGCGCAGTGGCTAATGGATGTTTTGAAATTTGTCGCGTCAGCACAAACTGCGTTTGCTACATTGCAAGTGGCATGGGCAGCTACGACCGAATTTTTTGGTAACGCATTTAGCTACGCGGTGCAGGGAATCTCGTCAGCCTTGGTAGTAATGCAAACCACAATCGAGGGCGTTTTCGATACAGTAGCGACAAACATACAAATCGTCTGGGCCAAAGCCATGCAGGCCATGACTGGCGCGACCTTTAGCATGGTACAGAAAATCAGCAAACCGCTGGCCGATGTGCTACGAGGAGCTGGGCTGGATAGTGCAGCGAATTTTATCCAGGGTGCAGCGACTGGCATTGGCGTAGGCGCCCCCATGATCGCAGCAGAGCAAAGCAAAGAGTCAGCCAAGCTAGGTACTGAGCTAGAAAAGCGTAGGCAGCAGCGTGAGCTAGACCAGGCCGCCATGCTGGCGAACATTCAAGAGGACGCAGCCAGGGCGCGATCGCAGCGAACCCAGGCCGTGGTAGATGCTCAAACCAAGTTAGCCGAGTCTATGGCAGCTGACCAGAAGCGGGCCAGCGAGGAAGCGGCCAAGCGGGCCGAGCGAGCGCAGTTAGAGGCAGGTGTAGCCTTTGCGGGTGCAGGTGGTGGCATGGAAACCGCTGGGACGTTTGCAGCACAGGCCATTGCGGGACTTGGGGCGCAGAGCCTCCAGCAGGACATGCTAAACGCCCTTAATAAAGTGGCTGCTAATACCGGCGCCATTGTGGACGAAGTTGCCAACGGGGGTCTGCAATGACGATAAGCGTTATAGAGCATTCACCAGAGAGCCGCAGCGGTGACGCATCGAGGGACGGAAAGGATAGCCGCGCCGAGTTGGTGTACATTGTCAGTGGTACTGCCATTTTAGGCGTGGCGCTCGATGCAGCAGACGACGTAGCCCCAGCAACGTTTCAGGGCTGCGTTAAGCGTGGTCTAGGCTACGAGGCCATGAGCAATGACGCCTGGAAAATACGCGTTCGGTACGACAAAGCTAGGCGTTTGCTTGTCAATGAGTACGAGTACGAGTTTGACATTGGCACCCAGAACCAAAACATTACGCAGAGCAAGCAGACGACTAGGTACAGAATACCCAACAGCGGCACAACCCAGGCACCCAATTTTCAGGGTGCAATCAACGTGCAGGATGGCCGAGTTAACGGCGTCGACGTACTGCTGCCTACGTTTAGTTGGTCTGAGACTTTTATTTTTCCAGCTAACGTAGTAACCGAAACCTACAAGAACACCCTGTACAACCTGACTGGCACTAAAAACAATGCGAGTTTCAGGCAGAAGGCAGCCGGTGAGGTTCTGTTTGCGGGCGCACGAGGCCGGCTACGCAACGAAGATGAGTTTTCTCTACAGTTTTCGTTTGTCGCCTCGCCTAACGTGGCTAACCTGAACGTCAACGGGATGTTTATTAACAAAAAGGGCCATGATTTTGTTTGGTTTTTGTACGCTGACCAAGACGACAGCACAGGGCAGGCCATCGTCAAGCGGCCAGTTTGTGCCTACGTCGAAAAGGTTTACGAGGATGCCGACTTCTCGCTACTGGGGATCGGCCAATGACCGTTTTTCTAACAGGGCAAAATCTAACCCGAAACCTGACAGCCAAAGACGCTAACCGGATGCTAAAAGTGGCCCAGGAAGCGGAAGCCGGCGCGGGTAACTTGACAACCAAGCAGATCAGGAACGCCTGGGAAAACGGCCATATTTTAGTGCGTAACGATTGGGGTGTATATTTGCCAGCGTTTGCAGTGACTGGCGTAGGGCCAGCGCAGTATCTGTACGACGTCAGAAATTTACCTCGCAGAGATAGACAGCAATCAGTTATTTACTCCGCACAGCTAATACGCCTTAAAAAGCATTGGTTTAGGCATGGCGTAGTTCAGCAACGCGCAGGCATAGGCGAAATAGTCCCGTGCGCCATTAACGGCGTTAGTTTTGCGCAGGTTAGATATTCAGGCATATCTACGAATCAGATGCTAGGCGTTAAAGTGGCGCTTCAGGACTGGGATCAGCAATCTACCCAAGCAGGCGGTATATTTTTTCCAGAAAGAGAATTTAGCACGTTTTTTGGCCATGCCGAGTTGTTACAAGCGAGCAAAGAAACTTTTCCAGAACGCCACAGATCGCTGGTTAAACTACACCAAAGAAATACAGTGTGGCGCGCAGTGCTGACTAACCGCGTCGATTCCCTAGAGTTTGATGGTTATTTGTCGGCATACGGTAGTTTCACCTGGTCAACTATCAAGATTTTTGACGTTTGGAGCGTGATGCCTAACACGACTGATTTGCCAACCGGCAGTTGTAGCATTCCTTGCGGCATTGAGATAAGCCAAGGGCTGCTAGAAGCAACCAGCGAACAGACGAACCTGCCTGATATTACTGGCTACATTATTTCTGTTAACCGCGGGACAACGATAACCAACCTTCAGACCGTAAGTGAACCGCCATAAGGTGCCAAAATATGCAAGAGAATTTGACGTTGCTAGGGACGCTTTTAACTGGCATGACCGCTATGGGCGGCGCTGTTGGGATGCTGTGGCGGCACGTCGAAAAGCTGCACAGCGAAGCCATGGCCAGGATGGATAAAACAACCGAGCGCATCGAGCATGAGCTGAAAGACTGCCAAGCGGACAGGGTAAAGTTGTGGGAGCATATTACAAAGACGCAGGAGAATAATTAAGTGAGTACCCAAGCGTTAATAGATGAACTGCGTAAGCCGCAGTATCAAAGCATGAGCGACGCCGAAGCGGCAGCGGCGGTGAATGCTAAAACCGTAGCGATCCGGCAACTGGTACCCAACTGGAAGATTAAACAGACAGCAATTTTGTCTGGCTACTGGGCCGCAGTTAAATCCGGCCAGTTGTCGGCCAACACGATTGCAGCCGGCCTGTGCGTGAGTGTTATCGACTGGGTAACAGACCCAAAGATTGAAAGCACAGACATGGACATACCAGGCGTGCAACAGATGATAGACGGTCTGCTTACGTTTGGGTTCATTACAAGTACACAGGCTAATGACCTCGATGCACTGGCAGATGCAACGGTTAGCTGGACATCTCAGAACGGCTTGCCAGAAATCGGCATCGGCTTAGTAATCAACGCACGCAAAGAAATCAACGCAGGAGAATAACAAGTGGCAACCGGAAAAATTAATTACGCAACAGCATCCGACCTTTCGATGACGCTAGCTAGCTTGGCAAGTGATACCAACTTGCTGGCTGGTCAAGAGTCGAGTGCAGTGGATAACACCGTTGATGGTCGTCGTGATTACTGGGTTAGTGGCAAAGTGATGACTGGCACTTCGCCCACGGCAAGTCGATCCATTCAAGTATGGGCCGTAGGGGCTATGGACTCATCGGGTTCACTTTGGCCAACTGTTTTCGACGGGACGAATTCCGCAGAGACCATACCACTTGCAGAAATCAAAAATGCTGTTTGTAAATTCGTTGCTGAGATGGCAACAACATCAACAAGTAATCAGCAGTATGATTTTGGGCCGGTGCTGATTTCTTCGGTCTTTGGTGGAAGCGTTCCGGCCCGGTGGAGTCTATTTATTACGCACAATACAGGAGTTGCTTTGAACGCAACTTCAGGCAATCACCAGATTAGAATTCAACCTGAATTTGACACGGTGTCTTAATGTCGAGTCGTGACTTAGCCAACTTGAAAAACGGACTCGTAGCAGCGTGGATACCCAGTTTGGGCGCGACTGGGTATCGGCTCGTTGATAGAGTTGGAAGTAATCACGGTGTGCTCACCAACATGGATGCTGCCAGTGATTGGGTGGTGAGCAATAACAATCTAGCGTTAGATTTCGATGGGACAAGCGATTATGTGAATTTGGGAGCAAACCATAATTTTACAGGAGCCTTCAGTTTCTCAATTTGGGCAAATTTGCGAAGCAAAACCGGATATAGATTAATTTTTACTAAGTCTGATTTTGGATCGACACCGAACAAAAGAGAGTTTCTGTTTTATGTATCAGGAACCGATCTTACGCCTACTGATTCTCTTGCGTTTGTGATAATGAATCCAACCAGTTTTGCCAATCGCATTGGTCGAAGCTTGCCTAATGCAAGTATCCCACTAAATCAATTTACGAATTTTATTTGCACCTACACTGGCAACGGCGCAAATAGCGGAATAGCCATCTATATCAACGGAGTTAGGTCAGATACAACCGATCAGAATTTAGGAACTTTTACAGGTGTAGTCACCCAAACAACACCCTTAGCTATAGGAACGGATTTCAACAACTTTCCAACGCTTGGTAATCAAGCAGATATGATTTCCGACGACATCCGCATTTATAACCGCGCACTTTCCGCGACCGAAGTTTCCCTCCTCTCCAAAGAGCGTGGCATCGGTTTCAAAACATCCTCCCGCACTTCTTCCGCCTTCGCTAAACGCTACGCCTACAAACCTCCGAAAGATAAAACCTACGCAGCCATAACCCGCAGCCAATCGGACTACGATTCGCTGAGAGAAGGCCTCGTCTTAGCCATCTGCCCAAGCGTAAGCGGAGCAACGGGGTATCGGGCGGTTGATGTGTCAGGCAAAAACAATCACGGTACACTTCAGAATATGACTCCCGAGGACTGGGTTCCGAGTGGCGGGGCGTTAAGTTTGGATTTCGACGGATCGAATGATTATGTTTCAATTCCAGAATACGGAACCAGTGTCCCGTTGACGCAGGACTTTGGAATTTCATGTTTTATTAAAACTAGCAGAACAATAATTCAAACAATAGCTAACAATAGGCCTTTAGCTGGCGGTTCCACTAACGGTAATGTTTTTTGGTTGTCTAGTAATTGGTCTGCCTCTGGACAAATAGCTTTTCAAATTTTCGGTGGAACAGTTGCGAACCCAACCAGCTATGGCTTTCAATTTGGTTCAGATTGGGATGGATTACAAACTACTGGCGTAGATTGTTCAGACGGAAAGTGGCATCACGTTTTCGCTTCGCGGGTAGGCAGTATTGGCGAAATTTGGATAGACGGTGTTTTAAATGCAACCGCAAGCAATACATTGCGTCTGCTTGATTTAGGTAAACCGCTATTCATTGGCTACAACGTGCGCGACTTGAACACACCGTACTTAGGGCAAATTGATGATGTTCGATTCTATGCACGAGCGGTGCGACCAGCAGAAATCCGCCGCCTAGCATCCGGTCGCGGAGTTGGACTAAAGCCAACATCACCGAAATTTAACTACCTCGAAACCCGCGAGAAAACCTACAGCGTCATTGTCAAGTCGCAGCAAGAGCATAGCTCGCTGTCCGAAGGCTTGGTTGGTGCGTGGTGTCCATCACTCGGTGCAAGTGGCTATCGCCTCGTTGACCGCAGTGGTTACGGCAATCATGGGACTCTCACCAATATGACCAGCGAAGATTGGGTTGTTAGTGGAGGGGCAGGAGCGTTAAGATTTGAAAATAGTTTAGATTACGTTTCCGCAAACAATACGCTTTCAATCACAAGTGCGACATTTGCTGTTTCTTTATGGTTTTTAAGGACAGCAGTTCAAGATTTTCCTAGACTTATAGATATTGGTGATGGCACAAATACATTTCAAATAGTTTTAGATGATGCAATTGCTGGTGGTGGTAATGGAATGATAAATACCAAGCATACGCAATGGCAGTCTGGAATATCAGCAACAGCGTGGTTTACGCATTCATCTAATGTCTGGTATCACGTGTTCGCTAATGTCAATTCGACTATTAGTTCCGTAGATTTGTTTGTAAATGGCACGAAGCAAACTGGAAATGCTGCAAATAATGTTGGGGCTGGAGCATCGACAACTTCTGTGCTTTTTGGTATTCGCAGAGATTTGAACGGTCAAACAGACTTCAGCGGCTATTTGGACGACATCCGCATTTACAATCGCGTTCTTACCCCTCCCGAAATCCGTCTCCTTGCATCCCGTAGAGGCATCGGACTACAACCACGACCCAAACAATTTACCTTCTACCAATTCCCAAGCGGCAGCAAACGCCGACGAATCTTAACGGGGATGCCTTAATGCAACTTTTGAAACAATCCACGACCGCAACCGTAACAGTCGGGCCTGTGCTAGATGCCGATGGTGTTGCCGTGACAACCGCAGTGCTTGCCGATTTCTCAATTGCCAAGAATGGTTCAGTGGCAACGCTGACGGGTGCAACGGTCACGCATTCGACAAATGGGTACTACACAGTTGCACTGACGACTGGCAACGTGGATACGCTGGGACGGTTAGATTTGATTGTGAACAACTCCGCGATGAGTATGAGCAACCATCGTTATGATGTGCTCGTTGCTGCGACCTACGACGCGATTGTAACCAATGGAATTGCAACGAGTGCCCAAGCAACTGCGATCCAAGCAGACACAGACGACATTCAAACGCGCATTCCAGCGGCACTTGTAAGCGGTCGCATGGATGCAAGCGTAGGGGCAATGGCGAGCAATGCGATAACAGCGGCAGCACTTGCAACCGATGCAGTTGATGAAATCGTTGACGGTGTTTGGGATGAGGTGTTGACCGGCGCAACGCACAACGTAGCAGCATCAGCAGGCCGGAGGTTAAGGCAACTAGCATCCGTGATTGTTCACAGTGGTACGGCGCAAGGTGCAGGAACTGGAAATAATCAGATTCAGTTTGATACAGGTGCAAGCTCAATCAATGGTGCGTACGATCCTGGCCTAGTGTATATCGAAACTGGAACGGGGGCAGGACAAACGAGACTCATCCTTCAGTACAACGGCAGCACGAAAGTTGCAACTGTTGACCGTGACTGGCGAGTGAATCCAGACAATACTTCTGAGTTCGTTATCCTCGGTGACGCAGGCCGCGAAAGCGTCAACGAAGGTTTGGCACAAGCAGCGACGACAACAACGATAACGCTTAACACAAGTGCCTCGACTAGCGACGATGCTTACAACGGGCAGCTAGTCTTTATTCGCAGCGGTACAGGTCAAGACCAGATTGCACTTGTCGAGGATTATGTTGGCTCGACCAAAGTTGCGACGATACGCACGCGATCCGCCAACGGTGAATGGGCAATCGTGCCAGATACAACGAGTGCCTATGTGATGATTCCAAACCTGACTTGGACTATTGTGGAAATGCAAGCGGGGCTGGCAACGTCGAGCGGCGTTACAAGTGCATTCACGGAGATTAAGGGAGCAGGTTGGAGTTCGGCAACGGATACACTCGAAAAGATTAGCGACGCCTCGGGCAGCGGTGGGGCAACTGTGATTGTTAGCCCACTATCTGCCCAGGCGCCAGAGCGAGTAGTAGGCACAACCATTGACATCGCAGTTGGGGATCGCAGCCCAGTCAGTGTAGATGTGTTCGATGCTAACGATGTGGCTGTTGACCTATCAGCCCAGGGTAATCTAGAAGTGTGTATTGAAAGCCGAAACAATACCGACCTACAAGTAGTGGCGCATGCGAGCATAACGATAGGCGGCACAGGTAACAGGCGAGCAACCTGGACGCCTAACGCAGCTGCTGTAGCAACCGTTGATAAGCATCGCTGGAGCCTACGCACGGAGAGCGCAAAGAAGGTGTTAGCCTACGGGCCATGGGTAGTGTCCAGAGTGGCTCTGAAGGACGCCTAGGGGGTCTAAAAGGTACTCCGGCGGGCAATGTTAACGGAAGCGTTCGAGCGAATCGGTCATATTTTTAGCAATTGTTTGTTTTAGGGGGGGTAAGTTATGGCCGACGTAAGCGTAACAGCCGGCAACGTGGCAATTAGTGCCGAAGCGACAACAATCCTGACCGTACAGGCCGGAGAATCAATTACGCAGGGGCAGCCAGTGTACCGCAGCAGCAGCACCGGCAAATACTTGAGAGCTGACGCCAACGATACAGCCACAAAGGCTGAGGCACTCGGGATCGCATTAACGCCAGCAAGCAGCGATGGCTATTTTCTTATCGCTACCGATGGCGAAATCAACATTGGCGGAACCCTGGTTAAAGGATCGCCCTACTACGTCAGCAACGCAGTTGGCGGGATCGCACCATTTGGCGATTTGACCACAAACGATTACGTCACGATCCTGGGCCATGCTAAGACGACAGCCATTTTGCAGATTAACATTGTGGCGACTGGCATCCAGAAAGCGTAAAAATTTGCAAAAGGTCTATTGTTGTAACGCAGGTGTTACGATATAACCCCGACATGGATAAGCTATTTTCTACCAAAGAAGTTGCAGCAAGGATCGGTGTTAGCCCAGTGACCGTCAGGCAGTGGCTGCTGCGTGGCAAGCTGAAACCTCGGCCAAAGATAATCGGTGGCGGTTATCTATTTACCGAGGCTGACCTACAGCGACTGAGCCAGAGAACTGACAACCGTAGAAAGTAGCTTTTTATTTCTTTGGATTGTAACGATGTTGTTACGAAAGGTTTAGCATGTTAGGAATTGTCGAAACATTTGGAAGCCGCGAGGCGTGGGCCGCTAACCGCGCGACCTACATTGGCGGCAGCGATGCTGCTGGGATCATGGGCGCCTGCCCGTATACGTCAGCCATCGAGGTTTACGCCCGTAAGCTGGGGCTGCTGGAGCCAGTACAGGCCAGCGAGGCCATGCTGTGGGGCCAGAAGCTGGAGCCAGTGATAGCTACCGAGGTGGCAGATCGCCTGGGCCGGCCTGTAGAGCTGTGGGATCAGTCAGCGATCATTCGGCACCCCGAGCGCAACTGGCAAGGCTGTACGCCCGATGCCCTGCTCGATGATGGTGAGCAGATTGTACAGATCAAGACGACCAGCAACCGCGACGCAGCTGAGGAAGTGCCGCTGAACTATCAGGTGCAGGTACAGCATGAACTATGTGTAACTGGTGCCAGCCGAGCCTATTTGGCGATCCTGATTGGTGGGCAGCGTTTGGTCATTCACGAAGTTGAGCCTAACGAGCGTTTCCAGCAATTTATGGTGCAGCGTGAGCAGCTATTCTGGGAAAACCTACTGAATCACCAGCCTCCACCTGTGGACGCCAGCGAGTCGGCCAGGCGAGCTATCGGCACCATGTTTAAATGGACGCCCGAGGCCATGCCAATGGGTTACGAGCAGGGCATATCTGCCATGGAATTAGATCAGCAGCTAACGCAGATCAAGGATACGCTGAGCGACCTAGAAACCAAAAAGCGTTACCTAGAAAACCAGCTGCTGCAACTGATGGGCGGGGCCGAGCTGGTCGAGCTGCCCAACGGCGTCAAGCTGAGCTACAAGCAGCAGACGCGCAAAAGCTATGTCGTCGAGGAATCTACGTTTCGAGTTTTTCGCAGGAGCCAGCCCAAGTGAGTGAACTAATTGAACAACAGCAGACCGAGCCGCTAGAAAGGGCCGAGAGGCAGCTAGCACACCTAAAAGATGCTTTTGAATTTGCCCAGCGCGAAGCCAAGCTACTAGCCAGTAGCGATTTTGCCCCAAAGGCATTCAAGGGCAACGTACCAAACTGCGTCATAGCCATGAATTTAGCCCGTAGGTTCGGTTTTGATCCAACCATGGTCATGCAAAATGTGGCGATCATTCATGGCAAACCAGCCTGGGAAGCTAAATTCTTAATCGCCCTAATCAACAACAGCCGGCAATTCGAGCGCCTTACCTATGTGTTCAGTGGTACTCGGGGCCAGGATAGCTACGGCTGCCGCGTCGTTACCAAGGATCGAGCTACTGGCGAGCGTATTGAGGGAACTATTGTTGACCTGGCCATGGCTAAGGCGGAAGGCTGGTATCACAAGGAAGGCAGCAAGTGGAAAACCATGCCCGAGCAAATGTTGATTTACAGATCAGCTAGTTTTTTTGCCCGCCAGCATTGCCCTGAACTGCTGCTGGGAATGCAAACCGAGGACGAAGTTGTAGACATCGAGCCTGTACAGGCAGCACCAAAAAGATTGGAGGATTTGATAGATGAGGTGGGTTAAATTTTCAGAACGATTTCCAGGCAGTAAAGATCAGGCTAGTTTGGACATAGACGACGATGTGATAATTAAGTCAGATGATACGTTTTTGGTTCGCAATTGGTCACAGCTGCTTAACGTAGTTTCGCTCGATGATGAGTGGCTAGAGATTATCGAGGCTGAGCCAGTGAAAGAGTGCAAAATGTGTATTCATTTTTGTATCGCGCCTGCCCTATCACGTAGAGGCACCTGTAGAAAAAACCCGCCTACCGACGAAGGGTTTCCTATTACTTGGGACGATGCGTGGTGCAGCCATTTTGAACCTAAATAGTGCAACGGGCCTGGTCTGGCCGGCAGGGACTGCCAAACGACTGCGCTAGCCGTGAGTGCGCGTATCGACAGCATTAACCGCGGCAGGGAGTGGTGATGACGCCGTGGCCCCGAGGCGTTAAATCGGGGCGTTTTAGTTACCAGTTAGTTATCAGTTTTTTACAAGGAAGTAACCATGGGCAAGCTAGTTTTGAGCCGCAAGGTGCGCGAACGGATTATTATTGGGGATCGCATTGCTGTAGAGGTGGTGTCGATCAAAGGCAATACAGTAAGGATCGCTATTGAAGCACCAAAGGATGTTAAGGTGCTGCGGCAAGAGATTGTAAATTTGCAAAGCGACAGTGAAGGTGGTAAAACGGAATAGCCTGACTACCAGCAGGCTATAGTAACAACAACGCGGGAAACCGCTGAACCGTCTGTCTGGGTCTGGTAGCCTGGGCAGGCGGTTTTTTGTTGGAGCCATACAAATGGCATGGATTAAATTTGAGATTTGCACAAGCGATAAGCCGGAGGTGTGGCAGATCGCACAGAGACTGAGTATCGACCCAGATGCTGTAGTTGGAAAGCTACTGAGGGTCTGGGCGTGGTTCGATGAGCAAACGCAGGACGGTAACGCACCGAGCGTTACCAAAGCGTTACTGGATCGCAAATTGAGCGTTACCGGATTTTGCGACGCGATGATTGAAGCCGGCTGGATGATTGAATTAGAAAATCAAATATCTTTACCAAACTTTGATAGGCATAACGGAAGCACCGCTAAAAAGAGGGCTTTAACCTCAAAAAGAGTGGCCGAACATAAGGCAAGTAACGAAAAGGTAACGCAACAGGTAACGCATGAGAAACGCAAAGGTAACGCACTCAGCGTTAGTGCAGCGTTACCTAGAGAAGAGAAGAGAAGAGAAGATAAGAATAACAATACACCCCCTAAACCCCCTGTGGGGGAAATGGGAGTTTTGTACGAGTTTAGCGAAAGCCTAAACACAGACGCCTTTCGAGTAGCCTGGAAAGACTGGCTACGCCACAGAGTCGAAATCAAAAAGCCCCTGAAGCCGACATCTGCAACTAGGCAGCTGGCGCAGCTGGCCAAGCTGGGGCCAGAAGTGGCAACGGAGTGGATTAACTACACCATCGCCAAAGGCTGGCAAGGGCTATCTGCGCCCGATCCAACTTGGCAGCGCAGCGTTCGCAAGCATGAATCATTTACCGAGGAGCTAGGTTTCTAATGAATCGCGACGAAACAACCAAACTGATTAACCGCGTTTTTGTGCTGTTCCCAAGTTTTAAGAGCTGGTTTGACGAACTGCCCAGCCGCAACGCGACCGGCAAAGCGTGGATGGATGCGCTCGGGGCTGTTGACTACGTTGACGCCCTGGCTGTACTGGATGCCTGGGCAACTGGCAAGCAAAAGCCGCCCGCTGGGTTTGAACGCGACCAGACAATTTACCGACTGGCAGCAAATGCCCGAGAATTAGCAAATTTGCGGCATAGACGCGAGCAAGCAGCCCAGGAGGTGTCAGCAGACGTAAAAGCTCGCAGGGCTGCCTATAAGCCTTTACCGAGGTTTGCTGGCAGCATGAAAGCGGCCTACGATAAAATCCTAACCAGGATTCCGGAGTACAAAGCTGGCCAAATGACAAGCGAGCAGTGGAGTGAATGGTGTTATCAGTGCGCAAAGGAGGTGGAGTGATGAACAAGATTTTAATTGCCCTGGCATTTATCCTGGGGCTACTAAGTACCGAGTGTTTTGGCCAACAGGCCGGCACAGCCGAAGTGGCCACAGACCAAGCTGCTTATGTTTTTGCAAAGCGTGAAGCCGAGCTGCAAGCGTCCAGGGGTGTTGTTGGGCATTTGCTGGGCATCGCCCCAGGGTGCAGATTTGCGGGCGTGGGTAGCAGTAATTCGACAGCCAGGCCGAATCATTGCACTAGCAAAAAGTATCGAATGGTGGCAAGGGCGTTTGCAATTGGTAAGAACGGTGTTGTTTATTGGTCTAGTCAGTGGAGGTAAGTAAGGTGACTAATAAAGATAAAATTTACGTTTTTATAAAAGGGCCAGTAGCAGCGATGAAAAGCCCTATGGCAAATTTAGTAAAGGATGCAATCAAAAATTGCAAACCAAATTTAAGCTGTACCGTTTTTGATCATTTTTTATTTACGTTTGATAAAGAGTACGAATCGTTGCTAGCGCAGGCGAAAGAAGATGCCTCGAATAGCCCGCACGATGTTTGCGTGTTTGTTATTGGTACTGGCGTAAAAGATGATGTGTTAGAAATTTATGTTCAACCAGCAGTTTACGGTGCGCATGTGATTTTTAACGCGGTAATTGATTATTTATCTGTGCCGGAAAAAGTTAGGACAGAGTTATGAAGCTAATCCTACCCTGGCCACCATCGAACAATCACTACTGGGGCAGCCGCGACAAATACCGCTACCTGACCGCAAAGGGCAAGCAGTACCGAGTTGATACCCTGCTCGCCGTGTTTGCCTGCAACCGTGGCGCACCCAGGCCGATGACCGGCAAGCTGCGCGTAAGCATCACAGCTAACCCGCCAGATCAGCGAGCGCGCGACCTTGATAACCTACTCAAAGCGCCCCTTGATGCCCTCGCCAAAGCCGGCGTTTACGCAGACGACAAGCAGATAGATGAGCTAACGATTAAGCGCGGCGACGTAATGAAGCTGGGGCAACTGGTGATTGAAATCGAGGTGATAAGTGGCGACGATTGACAAAACCAGTGAGCAATATCAGCGGCATAAAGAGGACATGGCTAGGCGCAGCCGAGAGCGAGCGCAAAGTAGCCGTGAGATAGGGCCGCTGCCAGCGGTGGCTGATCCAGCCAGGCGGGCCAGATGCAAGGATAGCCTAAAACTGTTTTTGGAAACCTATCTTAAAGAAACGTTTAACTTGCCGTGGTCGAACGATCATTTACGCGCGATCGAGGTAATGCAGGACGTAATTTTGCACGGTGGCCAGTACGCGCTGGCTATGCCTAGGCGGCAAGGCAAGACAACCCTGATAACTGGGGCGACGCTGTGGGCTATTCTTTACGGCCATTGCAAGTTTGTGGTGGTTGTGGCTGCGACTAAGGCCGACAGTATCAAGATTGCCAACAATGTGAAAATAACCATCGAGGCCGATGAAAACCTAAGCGGCGACTTTCCTGAAGCGTGTTACCCCATTCAGCGGCTGGAAGGTATCAACCACAGAACTGGCGGCCAAACCCTCGATGGTGAACAAACCAGAATACGCTGGACTCGGGAGGAGCTGGTATTTCCAACTGTGCCAGGAGCGCCCAGCAGCAGCGCGCGTTTGTACTGCCGAAGTATTACAGGGGCTATACGCGGTTTATCGGATAAGCTGCCCGACGGTACTACCATACGCCCTGAGCTGGTGCTGCTTGATGACCCGCAGACCGAACGCAGCGCAAAAAGCGCCCACAGCACAGCTGAGCGAGAACGCACAACAAGCCGTGCGGTTTTGGGACTCGGTGGCGCTCGAAAGCGGCTAGCAGCGTTTGCGGCGGTTACGGTGATTCAACAAGATGACCTAGCGGCCAGGCTCCTGGATCGCAAACGAAACCCAGATTGGCGAGGCGACTTGATGAAACTGGTTTACAGGATGCCCGACAATATGGATTGGTGGCGAGGCTACAGGGACAAACGCAACGAGCTAATCCGATTAGAGCAGCCGCTAGAGCAGTTGAACGATTATTACCGCGCGAACCGAGAAACAGCCGACGCGGGGTGTCAAGTAGCCTGGGAATATCGGCACGAGCCTGACCAGGTGAGTGCAATCCAATACGCCATGGATTTGTGGGCCAAAGATGAGGACGCTTTTTTAAGTGAATACCAAAACAGCCCCCGCAGTCAGGATGTAGAAAACGCTTTTGCTTTAGTGCCAGCCGACATCGGCAAAAAGCTAAGCGGAGTACCGCGGGGATATGTGCCAGACTGGGCCGAGCAGCTAACCGCATTTTGTGACGTTCAGCAGGATGCCCTGTTTTACCTAGTGGCCGCCTGGGATCAGCAATTGCGCGGGCATGTGGTGGACTACGGCAGCTGGCCTGAGCAGGGCCGGCAGTATTTCACGAAGCAGGACATTAGAAAGACGCTGCAAGAGCATTACGGCGTAGCAACCGTACAGCATGGACTGCTGGCAGGTATTACCGAGATAAGCGAGCGACTACTGAGCAAGCAGTACGCCTACCAAACCCGCGGTACAACCAGCGTTAACCTACTGCTGATTGATGCCAATTGGCAACCCAGCACGGATATTGTCTACCAGGTAGCCAGAACACTTGGCGCAGGCCGGCTGATGCCCTGGCACGGTAGATACGTCAGCGCGACGACAGCCCCTATTGAAAGCTGGAAACGGGAGCCAAGCGACAAAGTAGGGCCAGGCTGGAAAACGCAGCTGGGCCGGAGAAATCAGCGGCACCTGATTTGCGATGTGAACCAGTGGAAAACCGTAGTAGGCCAGCGAATTAAGACGACCGACGACAAAACAGGCATTACGGTGTTCGGGGATCGCCCAGATACCCATGCAATGCTGGCCGACCATTTGAGCAGCGAATACGCCATAGACTCTAGCAGCGAGTCTACGGGCCGGCGGGTGTTGGAGTGGAAGCTAAGGCCGAACCGCGACAATGAATGGTTTGACGGCCTGGTGGGTTCAGCCGTGGCAGCCAGTTTTCTAGGTGCAGCCCTGCCAGGCCAAACCGTCAAGCAGCACAAGCAAAAAGTGAGCTGGCGTGAGCAGCAGCAAGCTAAGCGGCATACTCGGTAAGTAATTTCCAGCCAAGGGACTTGGAAAAATAAAAAGGAGTTTCCATGAGTCAGGGTCTGACCTGCCCAAAGTGCGGCTGCGCTGATTTGCGGGCATGGACAACACGCAACGCAGGTGCCACCAAAAGCCGCGTCAGGATTTGCAGGAATTGCAATCATCGAGTGCTGACAGCGGAAAAAATTTTGGGCAATTTGTCCAGTACTGGACGAAAGCCAAAAGATAAGCCGCCAGGCAATTGACTAGCGCTGTGGCATTCTAAAAACTTGGGGGATGAGCAACCCCAGCGACCTTGAAAACACGATTGAAACCGCAGCAGAGAACCCGCAGTCTGCCAGCGTAGACGGTGTCACCGTTACCCAGCGCAGTTTGTCGGAACTCATCGAAGCCGATAAATATCTACAGGCCAAAAAGGCATCGAGGCGCAAAAATCGAGGGCTGCGTTATACGCGGATAGTGCCGCCAGGTGCCAATTGATAAACCTGTTTCGGCGCCTATTCCCAAAAACCAAAACACGGCTGGTCAGGGTGCGAGCGAAATACGACGCAGCCCAGACCACCTACGACAACCAGCGGCACTGGGCAGCGGCAGACGACCTATCGGCTAAAAGTGCCAATAATGCCCATGTGCGCCGGCAGCTAAGAAAACGCAGCCGCTACGAAATCGCTAACAACAGTTACGCCCGAGGCATTGTTTCTACGCTTGCCAACTACACTATCGGCAGCGGCCCAACGCCTGGAATTACCTATCTGGGTAACATGCTAGAGCGCCAGGACGTCAGCGAACTATCTGCTGTCGTCATGCGGCTATTCCATGAATGGTGGCAGGAAGCCGAGATTCAAAACAAGCTAGCGACTGCTGGCGAAACAGTGCCGCGGGATGGTGAGGCGTTTTTCACAAAGTACACCAGCGCTAACCCGTTTTGGCGTTCACCAGTGCGCCTCAATGTTAGGCTGCTGGAAGCCGATCAGTTTGAAACCGACAATTTGCAGGGCCAACTGGGCAGCGACGAAAGCGGCGTGGAGCTAGACCAAAACGGCGACATCATGGCCTACTACCTGTTGCCCTATCACCCAGGCGACACCTTTAGTCCGATCCAGTCAGCCATCAGGGTTAGCGCCCGCGACGTCTATCACCTGTACCGAGCAGATCGCCCTGGGCAACTGCGTGGTATCCCCTGGCTAACGCCCTCGCTAAACATTTTCGCCCAGCTGCGTAGATTTGTTTTAGCCACGCTGACCGCAGCCGAGACAGCCGCAGACCATGCAGCCGTTTTAGAGCAGATGGCGGGCGCTGATGACGAGGATCAGGCCGAACCCTGGGAGCGCATGGAGATTGAGCGCGGGGCGATGGTAACGCTACCAGCCGGCGCCAAGCTGAGCCAATTCAAAGCTGAACACCCCAACGCGACGTTTGAGCAATTTATTACAAGCATGGTGCGTGAGGCGGCCCGCTGCGTAGATATGCCAGCAGTGCTGGCTATAGACGCCTCCAAATACAACTACGCATCTGGCCGACTTGACCTGCAAGCCTTCTGGCGAACCCGCGGGGCTGAACGCGTTTTGATTTACGAGCGACAGTTTTTAGACCCGCTATGGCGCGACTGGTTAGACGAAGCCTTGTTAATACCTGGCTACCTGCCCGACCTGTTTGCCGAGACTGCCTACGACTGGGCGCCACTATGGCGCTGGAGCGAGGCCGAGCATGTGGACAGGGCAAAAGAGGCAGCCGGCCAAGCAGCCGAGCTGGCGAACCATACCACGACGCTAGCCCGAGAATATGCCCGCAGGGGTTTGGACTGGGAAGATGAGCTAAAGCAGCGAGCGAGGGAATTGGAAGTTATGCGCGAACTAGGGCTGACCGCAGCCCAGGCACAGCCGCAGCCACAAGCCCAGCCGCAGCCGCAGCCCATCGAGCAGCCACAGGAAATAGAGGACAGCCCAGAGGATGAAATCGAGGACGACCTAGAGGACTCGGTAGAGGATAGCCCAGATGAGCAAGCCTGAACGCATTGAATTATCAAGCCAAGCCACAATTGAGCTACAGGCCGACATCGAGGGCATACCAGCCAGGCCGACTGTGGCTATTAACGCTTACAACGGTGGCCCAGTACGCGTAGGCGGCTATCGGCACCCAGTTGTTATCGACCTGGAAAGCCTACAGACGCCAACCAGCATACCGCTATTTCGCAATCACGACAGCGACCGCATTATTGGCCATGGATCGCCAACAGTGCTGCCGCCTAACCGCCTGGACATTGGCGGCGTGATTAGCGCCAGCAGTCCCGACGCTGAGCAGGTTATCGACCTGGCTAAAGGCGGATTCCCCTGGCAGGCATCGGTAGGCGTGGATGTGATCGCCAAGCCGCAGTTTTTGGCTGATGGCGAAATGGCCATGGTAAATGGATCAAAGGTAAATGGCCCCGCATATGTTGTGCGAGGTGGTGAGTTGTACGAGGTAAGTTTTGTGACACTAGGCGCAGACCGCACAACCAAAGCAACGGTGGCCGCGCAAAGAGAGGAAACTGAGAAAATGGAAGATAGAACAGAAAGCACAGACTCGGCAGACGTTCAAGGACTGTTCGACCAGATCAAGCTGGAAAAACAGCGACAAAAAGAAATTGTTGACATTTCTAAGCGATACATTGAGCTAGGTTACGACGTCAACACGGTACAGGCAGCCGCAACCCATGCCCTAGACAACAAAACCGACGCGCAGCAATTTGAGCTGGGCCTGGTACGCAGCAGCCGCGGCGTGAACATCCGACGCAGCAGCGGCCAAAAGCTGACCGGTGAAGTCATCGAGGCCGGCCTGGCATTGGCAATGGGCAGCGCGTTTGACAGCGAAAAATACTACAAGCCGCAGGCGCTGGAAGCTGCCCGAGAAAACTGGAAGCGCGGTTTGACCGTTACCGAGTTTTTGCGCATGGCAGCCCGCAGCAATGGCTGGACGGGTGAAAGCAACAAAGACGTTAAGAGTCTGCTGAGAGCAGCATTTGCCCCAGTCGAAGCCGCCAGCGGTGTATCGACCTACGACGTATCGGGCATTTTGTCCAACGTCGCTAACAAGATGATTATGGACGCCTTTAACGCAGTCGATAACGCTTGGCGACAGATCGCCCTCATTAGCCCAGTTAGCGACTTCAAGCAGATGGAAACGTATAGCCTAGTAGGCGACGTGGACTACGAAAAGCTGGGCCGAGGCGAGCGAATCAAACACGGTACGCTGAACGAAGTTCAGTACACCAACCAGGCCGACACCTATGCCAAGTTTATGGGCATTGATCGCCGCGACATTATTAACGACGACATGGGCGCATTTAACCGCGTTCGTCAGCGTTTGGGCCGAGGGGCTGCAACCAAACTGAACAAAGTGTTCTGGACTGAGTTTATGGACAACTCATCGTTTTTTGCCTCGGGCAACAACAATTACATCAGCGGCGCGACAACTAACCTTGCAAGTGAAGGTCTGCGCCAAGGTGTTGAAAAGTTTATGAAACAGACTGACCCAGACGGTGAGCCGTTGGGCATCATGCCACGCATTCTGCTAGTACCGCCAGAACTGGACAGCATTGCCCGTGAGTTGTTTGTTTCGACTAACAACAATACTGGCGGAGCTGCAACGACTGAGCGAGTACCAAACGCTAACGTGTTTGCTAACCGATTCATTCCGGTTTCGACCCCGTACCTAAGCAACAGCACGTACACAGGCTACAGCACAACCGCCTGGTATCTGCTGGCTAGCCCAGCTGAAATGGCAACCATCGAAGTTGTTTTCCTCAATGGCGTGGAAACCCCGACCGTGGAAATGGCCGACGCTGATTTTGATCTACTTGGTATTTCCATGCGAGGCTATCACGACTTCGGTGTTAACCTGATGGAAAAGCGAGCTGGGGTTAAGAGCAAAGGCGCAGCATAGTGGATTTACTTGCCAACGGCGCTGAGTGGCTGCGAACGCAGCGGAAAAGCTATTTAGGGCAAACTGTGGTGTATGCCCAGGATGGTGATACCGTCAGCGTTACAGCTACCAGCGCTGAAACCAGATTTGAGACCGATACCGGCGACGGTGTTTTGTTAACTGGTAGGCAGGTGGATTGGTTGATAGACGTAGCAGATTTAGAGGCAACGCTGGGTGCAGGGACGCGCCCGCTACCTGGCGACAGGATACAGGCCGGCAGCGGCGCATCAGCGATCCAGTACACAGTGGTGCAGATTGGCGGTGAGGCTGCTTGGCGCTGGCATGATCGCCAGCAAAAGACACTGAGGATACACAGCATTGAGACAGGAGCCGGCGCGATATGACCAGCGTCTGGTTTGGCCTGAGAAACAAGATTAAGACACAGATTAACGGTTTGACTGGTTACGAAACCATCGTAGCCAACATACCTACGATAGACCGCGCCGAACTGACCGCACCTAAGATTTTAGTAACGCCAGCCGACGCAACGATTGGGTTTAGAAACCGCAGCAACACCCCCAAAACCATGGCCGTTTTTGTTGCGTTTTTTGCCCCACTTGGAACAGATACAGCGACCTGGGACGATGACGCCGAGCTGTGGCTGGGTGATGTAGAGTTGATACAGAAAAACCTGATGGACGACCCGCCAGAGGGCTGGCGAGCTATTGAGGTAGAGTGGCCAGTACCTATCAGTGAGGATAGGTGGCGAAATTACAGCCAGTTTTCAAGTGTGTTACGAGCGAGTTACGAGGAGCTAGCATGATCGAGAGTATCGAGGAACTAGAAACGACGCTGACCGCTGGTATCCCCATGAGTGGCGGCCTGATGAACAAATTAGGCGTGATTGACCGCCTACTAGACAAGCTGGGCCAGCTGGTGGCGTTTATTGGCGATTTGCCTAAAGAGAAAATCCTAGAGATGCTGGGCCAGGCGTACGACGACTACATCGGGCCGCTGGACATTCCAGGCATTCCAAACATTTTGATTGAAGCGCAACTGGATGCCATGCTGCGCGAAGTGTTTTTGGCTATTGCTGCAAGGATCATTGACCGTGTTAATCAGCAATAACCGCGCACAACTTATTTTTGATTTGCTAATGCTGACCTCGCTATTGTCGTTCGGTCTAGTGCTAGGCTGCCAGCGCGGCCAGCCAAAGGTAGAAACGACCGCAAGCCGGTTTTTGAAGGATTACGCAATTGGCATGAGTGGTGCGTTTATTGAAGCAGCAGCCGCAGTGGAGAATGGTGTAATCAAAACCGATGCAGAGCTGCTAGAGTTTTTGCAACCAGTGACTGCCCAAGCGCGCAAAGAGGCAGCCATTGGCATTGACCAGTACCTCGAAAACAACCTAAGCAACGGCGAGCTAAAGAAATCAGACGTTACCGTACTACGCGACCTCGGGCAGCAGTTTAGGGGCGTTTATGGACGATAACTACGGCTACAGATTAGACCTCGAAAACCGCGACGCCATTATTGAGCAATCGCCAGCGTTTTTGCTTAAAATGAGTACCGAGCCAGAGCGCGTAGACCCGCGGCCAATTTTGGTTACAGAGGATCAGGGCAGCATGGGCAGCTGCCAGGGCCATAGCCTATCGAGTTGCTTAGAGTGGTGCCACTATCTGGCGACTAAAGGCCATTACCTGCAACTGAGCCGGCTATTTGCTTACCTGGGATCGCAGCGCCTTGATGGCATTATTGGCGACAACGGCAGCACGTTACACGGTGGCGCCAGGTTAGCCAAAGACTACGGTATCTGCCCAGAAAACATCTTGCCCTACCCAGTGCCAGCGGTTTACCCCCGCGGTGGCTGGCAAAGCATGAGCAGTGCAGCCTGGGACGCAGCGACAAAATTCAAGATCGCCACAGCGCAGTTTATCGAAACCGAGCCACAGGCTAAGACCTGGCTAGCCGCAGGAGCTGGGCTAGTCAACATCGGGATCGCCTGGGGCCAGGCTATGACGCCAGACAGCCGAGGTTGTATCAAGTCATTCAGGCCAGGTGGTGGCGGCCATGCAGTTGTACTAGGTGGCTATTTACCAGATGCAGCTGTGGGCGTCAGCAGCGGCGACGGATATTGGTATTTACTACATAACAGCTGGTCAAAGCGCTGGGGCATGAATGGCTGGGCGTATGTGGCCCCTAACGCCGTACGCCAGATGCTGGAATCAAGATTTACGACTTTCGTTGGTTTAAGTGATATGACCGACGTCAAGCCGCGAGAAATCGACTTTACCGAGGAGAGCGCAGTAGCATGATTGCAACCATGATTTTAACCGTAGCACTTGCCCAGGATTGCCCTAACGGCCAATGCCAGATGCCCCAAAAGCCGGCACCAGCCGCAGCGGTGGTAGTTAGCCAGCCAGTGCGTCAGTTGGTTAGCAAGCCAGTTAAGCGGGTGCGTTTGTTTGGCCGTAAGCTGCTGCGTGGCTGCCGATGATTAACCTGAGGCTCGATTTAGCAAAGGTGCAGTTTAACGCGCGACCTGTGCTATCAGCCAAAGACAAAGGCACCAGGCGAGCGCTGATAAAGGCCGGCGCGTTTGTTCGCAGCGATGCCAAACGAAGCATGAAAAAACGAAAGCGGCCAGCCGAGGAAGGGCAGCCGCCTAGAGAAGTCAAAGGTCAGTTAAAGAAGTTTTTGTTTTTTGTCGTAGACAAAGCCGAGAGCGTGACTATAGGGCCAATTAAGCTGAGCAACACCAAAGCACCTGGAACGCTGGAATACGGCGGAGCCAGAACAACGATGAGGCTAGTGAGGGGTAGAAAGCAAGCAGTAAAAGCTGATTACAAGCCGCACCCCTACATGAACCCAGCGTTAGACAAAAACGCACCAAAAGTACCGGAGCTATTTAAAAACGCATTCAAGTAAGGATTGATAGTATGGCAGTGCTAAAGGGCATTGACTGCAAGGTATATCGCAACACGGCAACCTACGGCTCACCAACGTGGGCGCTGGTTAACCCAACGATAGAAGTGACTGTTAACCTAGAAAACAGCACGTTTGACGCATCGAATCGCGACAGCAACTACAGGCTACAGTTGCCAGCGCTGACCGACATCAGCGTAGATTTTCGGTTTCACAAAGACAAAGACGACGCAGATTTTTTGGCACTCGAAACCGCAGCCCAGACCCGAGCGAATTTGGATCTGTTGATTTTGGATGGATTGCAAACGGTAGCCACTAGCGATGGCTGGCGCGTCCTGGGATTCTTTAGCAGCTGGACAGAATCGCAGCCGCTTGAGGATGCCATTACTGTTGACGCTACCTACGTTCCAGCAGCTGTAGCCAACGCTGTGGCCGTAGCAACAGGAACAGCACCACCACCATGATAACTTTCAGCGACGGACAGAAAACCTGGCATCTGCGCTGGACGGTGGGTGTCTGCCGAGACTGCCAGGGGCTGGGGTACCTAGACGCCGAGGGCAATGAGCAGCGGCTAAACCCAGGACTCATTGAAGTATGGTTTCCAGCCCTGTTCACCAACCCTGTGCTGGTCTGCGATTTGGTTTGGGCAGCTGCTAGAAAGCAACACCTAGACCGCAGCAAAGAGCAACTAGAGGACGTATTAGCCGGCGAAGTTATAGACGCAGCCAGGGAGGCGCTACTCGATGAAATCCTAAATTTTATCAAGAGCCAGGTAAGCCGTTACAAAGTGCTGAGCCTGATGAGGAACCAGGCCAGGGTGGCACTAGA